AAATCGCAGGTTTTCACGGGCTCGGCGGCAACGTCGGGGTAATCGACGGACACCCGTTCTCGGGCTTCCTGGCTGGGGATATCCATGTTACCTCAATCTGGGATCTGGCTTTTCGCCCCACCTGCAGCCCAGAGGGGATGTTTTACGACCCCGCGTTTGTTCATTTTGTCGATATCTATCTGCAATCCGGCACCGGCGCCAATACGCGTAGCGCCTTTGGCGCGACCATCACCGATACCAGAACAGCACACGACCACGCCGCCGACTTGAAAGCCGTGGGCAAGCGGATGCTGGATTATTACGAGTTCACCAGCGCCGCCGACGGCGGTAATGAGCGGACCAATATCGCAGGCAGCGCTGACCCGGAGACAACAGGCTGGCATGTGGATACCGCCGGTCGGGTAATGATCAGCTATCTCGGAGGCATGTCGTTCGCCGGGGCAATGTGGCAATGGATCAGTACGCCGTCGTTCCGGATCTTCGGTCTGGTCGATCCGACAGTAGATCCCGCATATACATGGGTAGACCAGGGCGGCAGCAAGGGCTCGGCGTATCTGCAGGGCTCGGCATCTGACGTGCTTCTTCTCGCGGGCGGCGCTTGGACTGCTGGGACGAATTGCGGCTCGCGGTGCCGGAATTCGTCTTACGCGCGGCTCAACGCGAATACGTCTTACGGTTCTCGCGGGTGCGCCCGGCGCCAGGGGAATGAGTAAAACGCAACACGCAGCGATTTTTTTCGGGCAAATGCTATGTGCTTCTTCTCGCGGGCGGCAAATGTCTGGCGCTGCAGGTCGAAATTAACGGGGATCGCCGGGTGGTATTTACCGGCTCGGATGTGCTGATCGGCCAGCTTGAGCGCTATGGCGAGCAGATCCCCTTCCTGGCGGTCGTGCGCAAGATCGATCGCTATTACACCCTTTCATGATCAGGAGATAATATGCTCAACACTAGACACGATTACGAATATGTGAGACAGCACCACGATACCTGGCGACAGGATTGGTATAACCTGCTCGATGGGCGGTTTGTCATCGACAATAATGAGCTGGTAGAAGATGCCAATGCGCAACTTTTCCGGCTCGGTTTTACCGTGAAGGAGGTGGAATCGGGCACCGGCCACACCGGCTACACCCGGCGAGAGCTGGAGTGGTATCAGTCCCAGCCGGAGCGGTACCGGCTGGAGGGCGACGGTTACGCGCAGGTTGACGGCTGGGCGGAGGCCCACGCCCAGGCTGAGTTGCTGACGGCTCTCGAGATCAAGCTGGCCGAAATCGATGCCGCCGTGACCGCCGAACTGCGCCGGCCGTTTGTCTATCTGGACAACACCTGGTATCTCGATATCGAGTATATCCAGGGGGTGTTTTCGGCGTCCTCCCTGCTGCCCGACACCTGGTCGATGTCCTGGAAAACCGCCGACAAACCGGACGGTATCAATAATGTCTACGTCATCCTGGATAAGGCGGGGGTCGCCGGGCTGGCCATGGCCGCCCTGCAGCGTAAGAGCGGGGTGTGGGCGGCCGGCGACGAACTGAAAAAGACGGTTAAGGCCATGCCCACCGTGGAGGCGATCGAGGCTTTTGTGGTTGTTCTTTAATTAATTGACGTTCCGGCCTGGTACCGGGCGATGAACACCAAAACGAGGTTTTAATGACAACGTCAGTATACGAACAGATGGTTATCGATGCAGGGATCCCGACCACCAGCGAAGGGCTGCAAACAAAATGGCAGGAATTGGTGGCCGCTGAAGACGTGCAGATTGCCAACGCCTCCAACTGGTCGCCGTTCTGGCGGTTGATTGCCGCGATTGTCACCGTCCCCGCGCAATGGTTGGTCGACTTTTTAATCAGCTACGCCCTGCCCAGTTCTTTCCTGTTGCATTCCACCGGCCAGCGGCTCGACCTGCTGGCCTGGGCCGTCGACGTGGAGCGGAAGCCCGCGACAAGGACCACGGGCCTGATGCTCTTCACCAAGGCCGATGCCGGTACGGATACCGTGATCGAAGCAGGCGTTGTTGTTGCCACCCAGCCAATCAACGGTGTCGTCTATCGCGTGGTGACCACCGGGCAAACATCGATACCAGCCGGAAGTCTCACTGGTCTTGTCCAAGTCGAGGCAGAATCCGCCGGTGCCGCGTATAACCTCGGGACAGGTTATTTTTCGGTGCTGATCGAGCCGATTGCGGGAATTGCTTTCGTGACCAACGTCGCGGAATGGATCCTCACCGCCGGCGCCGATACCGAGTCCGACGATGCTCTCAGGCTGCGCTGCCGTAACCAGTTTTCGGCGGTTGGGCAATATCACCACGACGCGGCATATCGTGCCGATATAGCCCTGTTTGCCGGGATCAAGACCGATTATGTCTGGTTCGAGCACGGAGCGCCGCGAGGCCCGGGGTCGGCCAACGCCTATATCATGATTGACAGCGGCGCGCCGTCCCAGGCTTTTGTCGACGGGATAAACGATTACATCCAGACCGAGGGGCACCACGGTCACGGCGACGATATGTTGTGCCTGCCCATGCCGTTGTCGCCGTATGGTCTGACGGTAACCGTTTATTACGACAGCTTCCTGCCGGCGGATCGTCAGGCGACGCTGCAGACCGCGGTGACGGATATTGTCCGCTGTGCCTTCCGGGAAAACCAGACGTATGCCGGGGTGACCCGGACAATGCCCTTCACCAGGTTTTCCTTTTCCAGGCTGGCGGAAGAATTGCACGACCTGCTGCCGGATCTCCGGAGCGTCGCGTTTTCCCTGCCGGATATCGCGTCATCCATGGAGCTGGCAACGCTCGGCACCCTGGTTGTAAACATCGAGGTCTATTAAATGTCCGAACCCACTTTGCCGGAAATAACCCTGCCTATCTGGATGAACAAGGGCAGGGTTTCGAAGATCGCCGCCGCGGCACACGCCTGGTTCACCCTGTTGATGGGTTATGCACTCTGGCCGTTAGGGCAACTCGACCCGATGACCTGCTCGGAACAATGCCTCGATCTCATAGCCTGGCAACGGGACATCACCCGTTTTCCGGCCGAGCCGCTTGAGCTGTACCGGTTAAGGATCGCCCACGCCTACGCCAACGCGATCGACTCCGGCAGCGTTGCCGGGTTCAAGCGGATATTCCAGCGCCTCGGTATCGGCTACGTCGAGCTCGAAGAGCGGATCGACGGGCAGGACTGGGATGTTATCAATATAATCATGTCGGACTCCCAGCTGGCGGAAAACGATGTTCTGCTGGATGTCCTGATTCAGCATTACGGCAGGACCTGCCGGCGTTACGGCTGGGTCGTCATCACCCCGATACCCATGGAGATTCAAGTAGTTGAATTTTCCAACGACACAATAACCTCACTGGCCGTCATGGAGGAATAACGAGTATGAGCAGTGCAATTACCATCCTGGGACAAACCAGGATAAACCAGTTGCGCGGCGACGAACTGCCGCTGATTATCGATAGGATGGTCCTGGCCTTGATCCCGGGACTCGACCCCGAGCTGGCGGTTGACAGATCACAGCAGATGCCGCCGGTTGGTGAAATTGTCCATACGGCGATAATCGACGCCGACCATAAAGGATACGTCAGCCCCGACCAGGTTGTCTATTCCATTCTGCTGGGCTCGGATATCGGCGATTTTTCTTTCAATTGGATCGGCCTGATCGAGGCCGCAACAGATACGGTCATAGCTATTACCACCACTCCGGAGACCCCGAAGAGAAAGACAAATCTGGGCAACAATACCACCGGCAACAATATCACCCGAAACTTCATGATCATGTTTCAGGACGCCCAAAACCTGACCGGGATCACGGTATCCGCGGAGACCTGGCAGTTCGATTATCAGGCGGAGTTGACCGGCCACTGGGATAAGGTTGTCAATCCTGCCATCGAGGGGGCGGAAAACAAGCATGTTACCGACAGCCAGGCCAAGGTCTGGCAGGATCACGCCGAGAGTTCGCATGCCGGCCGACTGCTGAACGTTCGGACCTTTACCGCTTCGGGCACTTATGTACCAACGACCGGCACCAACGTTATTGTTGTCGAGGTTGCCGGGGCTGGTGGCGGAGGCGGCGGAGCCGGCAGCACAACGGCGGGGCTGGTGGCGGTTGCCTCTGGCGGTGGCGGGGGTAGCTATGGGAAAGGTCTTTACCCCAAGGCTGTCTTTGGAGCAAGCCAGGCAATAACGATCGGAGCACCAGGCGCCGGGGCGGCGGCGGCGAACTCCCCAGGAGGACCAGGTGGAGCCAGTTCGTTCGGTTCTATTTTGTCCGCCCCCGGAGGCTCTGGAGGGGTGGGCGTCGCCGGGAGGATCCAGCCAACGATGCGGGCCTCTGCCGTTCCCAGCGCCGTTGCGACCGGTGGCAATATCATTAATTCGACAGGAACGCCCGGTGGTTATGGTATGGCCATCTTCGATGTTGCCGGTGGTTTTGGCGGAGCGTCACCTATAGCAGGGGGCGGAGGGGCACCACTGGCAGGCGCTAACAGTCCGGGAGGATCAACGACCACGCCGGGGGCCGGCGGCGGCGGCGGGTGTTCCTACAATGGCGGCGTTTCACGGCCCGGCGGTGCCGGCGGCGGCGGAATAATAATTGTTTATGAGTATTCGTGATCTGACCTGACTATCAGTGAATATCAGTGACTATCAGTAAGGTACACCTAAAATTTGAAGCAGCTTCTTCAGGAGGGGATCGGTCGATGATGCAATTAGATGATTTTAAAATACCTGGTAAACAGCTAGTGGTCAGAGGTTCGGTAGAGATCAGGACTGAGGATATCGCCGGGGAAACCTCGGGTACCGACCTGGTGGAAAAAGGTATCAAACCAAAGGTGTTGCGGGTCTCGCTCATCATCCCGTTCAAGGATCAACAGGGATTGCGAGATCTGATCAGGGTTGCCGAATCGAAAAACGATAAGGGCGAGCAAACCATTTACACCATCACCGAAAGGACCGCCAACGCCGCCGGTGTTCGGCAGGTTCGTTTCGTGGAAACCCTGACCTGGGATGAGTCGTATACCCTGCAGGTGTGGGAGGTAAAGTTCGCGCTGCAGGAATACATGAGCAATCCGGAGCGGGTTGAGAAGCGGCGAGACACCACGACCACGCCAAGCTCGGTGACCAGGTACCAGCAGGTTGTGGACAAGGCGGCAGGTCTATGAAACTCGTCAAGAAATTGTTCGTCAATGATACCCCTGTCGGCCTGGTCAGAGAGCACGTTTTTCTTGATATCTCCACCCCTGGCCGGGCGGATTTCACCGTGCGCGGCACGGCGCCGCTATCCGGTATCGTCCATTTTGAGATAGGTGATGCCGGGAAAGGCAGCACGGTCGATTTTTTTACCGGCTACATCGACAGGAGCAACACCGTCGACGGTGCGCAGCAGCGCATCTTCTGCCGGGAACTCTCCGCCGTGCTCTGGTCGATCATCCCTGTTTCCCTGCGCAACGTATCGCTGAACGACGTCCTGAACGTCTACTCCCGGGAAACCGGCTTGACGTTTGTCAAAGGAACAAAACCATACGCGACCACACCACAGCCGGTTTTTCAGACCGTGGCCAGCGGCGTTCACGGCCTCGATACCCTGGGTAATATTTACAAAATCCCTGACTTTATCTGGCAGCAACAAGGGGATGGCGATATTTTCGTCGGTGACTGGCAGGACAGCCGGTGGTCGGGCAAGCCCTTCGAGATCGATGAGAGTTTTTTCCAGGATGTGCAGCTCGACGGGACCAAGACCCTGCAGGCGATACCCGGCTTGCGCCCTGGGGTAATGCTCAACGGCCAATACATAACCAGTCTGCAGCTGAAAGAACACTTCATGGTGGTGAAATGCGAGCAGCAATTAAACGCATAGTGCTGCGGATGTTTCCGGAGCTGGCCGGCGGCTATCACCTCGACCGGTTCGCGAAGATCGTCAGGATCTCCGATCCGCCTGAGGCCGGGGTGACGTGCGATCGATTCCGCCCCTACTTTGCCGCGGATATCCAGATCCTTACCCCGGATGGCGAACCGGTACCGGGTTGGCCGATCTTCGAAGCGGTCCCCCTGCCGGTACCGGCAGCCGGCAACAATGAGGGTTTCTTCCTCTGGCCACGGCCCGGCACAATTGTCACCGTGCGATGGATCGAGGGACGCCCCGATCACCCGGTTATTCAGCATGTCTACTCGATGGGTTTGACACTGCCGAGCGTGCCCGATCACATGGGCAAGTGGCAACAAAAAGACGGCGTTCACCAGACCATTGACCCCGCCGGCAACTGGGAGAGACGGACCGACGCGACCATCTCCGATTTTGCAAACGAAATACACGAAACGACAGAGGGAGATCGGAGCGAAACGGTGGGTGGAGAACTGACCGAAAGCGTCACCGCCGCGAAAAGAACCATGGCCGCGGCCTACCATGTGACCGCCGCCACCATCGCGATCGGCGCGCCGGATGGCGGACCAAGTATTTTGCCATTGATCACAACTGCCTTAAATGACATCAGAACAGCCCTCGACATCATCGCCGACCATACCCACCAGACCGACAACGCAATCTGCGATCAATCGTCATCGATTCACACCGAGGCGACCGAGGTCGGCGCAGTCTCTTCATCCCTGCAGACCCTGCAGCCATAACCGCACACCGGGGTATTTCTCCCTGTTTTTTTTCGACACTTCAGTTGAAGCAAAAAAATAAAAACCGCTGGAAGCCCTTACCCGTAAGGCTTCAACGGTTTTTCTCATTCCGCCGGAAAACACCCTTCTTTTGCAAAACCTTGCAAAACGTTGCAAAGTTTGCAATTGCCCTATTCGCTCTCCCGCCCGTACAGCCAAAGGCCGAGCGCCCCGTTGCACCCACCCCTTAAGTTGCAAAAAATGGCCAAAAACGCGTCGAAGGTGAGGTGTGGAGAAG